GGCACTCCGTAATATGAGTTCTTTGGAGAGTACTTCTTGATATGAATTAATTCATTTGGTCTATTGTCATTTGTTACAGGGTTAATATTTTTTGATTCCTGGAAATTTCTAAAATATACTACCTTTTGATTTACAATTTGAATGTAGCCATCACGCATACGGCGTACACGGATTGTAGTTGCTGGAATGTGTCCAATGTATCCGATGTCTCCGTTGACCTTACGGCCAATTTCAATGTATCCATTTCCAACTGTTTCTACGTCTGTATATACTTTTTCAAGAACGTGTGTAAATGTATCTTCATCGTTAAGGCTTTCTAGCCAGTCTGTCATTTGTGACTTAGTTCTTTGAATTTTTCTTTGTGCTCTCATGAGTTGATCTTCTGATTCTGACTCTTCCAATTTAGCAACTGTCATATCAGTCATTTCAAAACTGTATCCGAGCCCTACTGTGTTGGCTACCTTGGCATTGATTGCTGCGTGGTTAGCATATGAATTTTCATAAAAGTAGGCTAGTTCATCTAGATTGTAAGGTGGAAGAACTACGTCAAATAAACCATAGGCTGTAACCATGTCCATTTCTGGAAATAGTTGTTTTGATTTTGTGTCATCTATTCCTTGAAAGGCTTTATTAACTGTTCTAGTTATTTTTCTTCTAAAATTTTGATGTAAGCCATCATATGACTTTACAATTTCTCCATCTGTTATAAATGGATCTACCTTGGACTTTTTTTCTACCTTGTCCAGATTATCAATTCTTGCTATTGCTTCGTTATCTTCCATGTTGTCTAAATCCTTTTTCTGCTGCCATCCAGGCACCAATATCTGTTTGGCTTGGGATTAAGCCATTTTTCATTCTATCTATTTGTTCTGCATGCTCTTCATCTGTGACCCTTGTCACACCAGCCATAAACTCTACTTTTCCTGGTGGAGCATTATGATACTCTGCTGCTTTTCTGATCTTAGCCATCTTTTCTATATCGAATTGTCTTCCAGGAATATTCATAATATTTCCTTGACCATCTCCGAAAGGCTTGCCATCAAAGTCACATTTCCATACGTATATGCCCCAGTCGGACTTTTTTTCTACTATACTTACTCTTGGTTTGCCATTATTTTTTAGTTTCTTTGGATTCATGTACACAAGTATACCATATTATACTGCTGTAACTTCTTTTTTAACCCAAGTTGCGTTAGTTATTACATCGAAGCCTTCTGAATTTGTAACTGCAGTTGCAGAATCATCAAATACTTGCTCAGAAAGTCCTAAATAAGTTTTAAAAGTACTATCTCCTGTTTGAGAAACAACATCTTTTATTTTAATTTCTCCCCATTGTTGCCAAGTTAGTGGGCTTGCTTGTTGTGTTGGATATGACCAGACCCCAGCGTCTAGATCTGTCCACTGTCTTCCCTCTGTTAATTTTGAAAAAAAGTTAACAAACTCTTGTTGAAAGAAGGCAATATTATTAGCCAGGAACCCTTCATATATTTCAAATTTACCTGTTTTAGAATTTAAAGTAATATCAGTACTATCTGTAAATGATATTAATATAGATGTCCATTCTAAAGGAACTATCTTCATTTCATCTATAATTCTTCCATTAATAAAGAACTTGGCATTAGTATATAGTTCATTATTTTTATATACTTTTAGGCTACCCCTTTTTCCGTTGAGTTCTGGAACTAAGAATATATCGTAGTAGTCGTTGATTCCAGCATTTGCTTCAGTTGCTATGATGGTTGCAACCTTTTGTGTAGATGAAATAACTGAGTCTTTGTTATAAAACATCCAGAACTGTAGACCTGTAAGTTTATATTGAGTGGCTTGATGATCGTTGATTGGGAATGATACTCCTCTTAGTTTTTCTGATTCATATGAAAGGACTGATATTCCTGAGTCACCTGTTAAGTATAGGTATGGAGTTGAATCTCTATATATTAAGAATGGATTCTTTTCTTTATAATCATAGTTTAATCCAGACCTAGTAAATGGAATTATTGAATGTCCACTTCTTGTTCCTATTTTATATTCTGATGTTTCATCAAAAGCAAGGGATGTCAATGACATTCTTTTTATATTAACTGGCTTACTCCTAATACCTCTTACTCTCATTTCCAAATGTATTGTTATATAGTAGTTTTCAAAGTCTATTAATTCTTTAGGTGGATATATGATAGTTCCATCGACTACCTCAAATTTTTTGGTTAGTGTAGAGAATTCTGGTAAAAGGTCTAACACTCTTTCTGAGCCAACCCTTTCGGTTGTTGTATAACTAGAATAAGTTTTTTTGCCCACTAATTCAAAATCTTGAAGAGTTATGTATGATTTCATGCTGAATGCGTCTGCTACTGATGCTGAACTTGTAAATGTTATTGGGCCTGGCACATCAATATTAAACTGTATTAAATCTAAATCATAGTATGGAGATGAGTTTGTATCTTGAACATAGGTTCCAAAATATGAAAGGGGCAATGAATCTTCCCAATATCCAGCACATCCTATATCAAAGAATATTTCCCCATATGAACTAATAGGTAGCAGTGTATAGTTTCCAACATATGTAAATGGATATAGGCCTTCTTGATTTGCTTCGGCCTCTGTAAAGAATATTGTTCCATTTGTATTAGTTAGTTCAGATGTATCTTTTATAGTAAACATCTTATTATTAAAAGTTAAAGATCTTATTTTACCTGTAAAGACTTTATCTTCATACCCGCCTAAATTAAGCGATACGTTTTGAGGATTATTAAAAAAGTTTCCTATTATTGCAAAATTACTTTTTATCATTTCTTCTAGGTCAAGACCTACAAATAGATCTTGGGATGCTGATGCAGAATAGTTTGCTATTTGATAAGTAGATGCAGATGTTTGGAATTCATAATTTAACCCACTTTGACTTAGACATATCTTAAACTTATCAGATGTAAATGAGTTTGTAAACGTCATAATAGGCTCTCTGTTTGAGAATGTTGGCAATGCTGATGGTGCTTCAAATACTCCGAATATTGAGGATACTGGTGTATTAATTGTATTTATAGAATTAAAATATATGCTGCCAAGGACTTGGTCGTATGATCCATTTGGTCTCATTTTTATAAATGTAGGATCTGTTGTTTGAATCTCGTAATTATCACTCAAGAAATTATTTGATATATTGCTATCTATTGTTACTGAAGCAGAGGTATATGAAAATTTTAATTCTGGCAATTCATAATCTGGAAAAGAAAGAGATCTTGAATTACCGCTTAAATTTGAAAAGAATCCAGATGACCATTTATTCATATCTGGATATGTCATAGTAGAAGTATATTTAGCAAATGGGAAATCTACAAAGAAAGACTCTCCTTTAAAATCACTTACTATTTCTTCTGGATTATCTACTGCTTGAGCATAGACAAATCTACGTCTTGCTATTTGTTCTGGAACAATATAAGGATAAATTGCAACAGCGTCTAGTTCAAATGGGTAAACATCGTTTGTAGAGTAGAACCCTAACCAGTCTTGTGTTGAACTAGCAAAGGTAATATTATTAACATCAATATCCATATCTATTACTAAGTCACCATTTAAAAGAACGCTTACATTGGCAGTTGTATATCTAACATCTATTAGCATTGGTCTATACCATTTTCCAACAAAGTAAGATTTAGTATACGATCCTACCTTTAGTGTTAAAAATTCTTGCTCTACATATAAGCCATCTGAGTTTGATACTGGACCAAATACTCTTACTGGATTTTGAGAATCTGTAAATAGTCTAATCCAAAATTCTGCAGTTAAGTTTTTATATTTACCACTTTCATTTAAAAATGTTTTTCCAGGTAATGCTATTGAAGGAACTCCTGAATGTATAGAAGAGTTAATCCTTGTTATATTTCCAGATCCAAATACCATAGGTAGGCTTGTATTGTTTGCAAGCATTTTATTTTGATTTATAAAATAGTAACCTGTGTCTTGATCGTTAAATCCATAAGGCTGTATTGGATGAACCTTGTAAGCACTTGCACTTACTGGTATTGCATTAGACAATGTTGAGTCTGATAAAGTCATTGGCTTTGATCCAGAAGTATCTCTATTATAAACTTCTGACCATTGAGCAAATGAAATACCATTAAAGTATGCGTTAAAACTTGATCCAGTTGATTCAAAGTTTAAGTACCCAACTCTTATTATTGGTTTGGCTGTTGATCCTGATGGAATATTTACTGTATAAGAAGCGTGTGTCCATGTTGATGGGCTATCGTTTTCAAATCTTTTATATGTTACGCTTCCTGAAACGTTTATTCCTAGTTCTACGTAATCTATGCTAGTTCCTGATATAAACCAGGTACTTAGCGATATTGATTTTTTATCTGTGTCTATATTACTTTCATTAAAAAATGTTGGAAAAGTTGAAGTAGTAAGAGATACACTTGCTGATTTAGTTATATAAGATATACCATCTTCTGTTATTGGTCTATCTGCATATGTTGATGAAGCGACTGAGGCAGATGTTCCGTTTACTGTAGACCATGTTGATAGACTTTGAGTTGAAGCACTTAATAGGTTTACAAAAGCAAAGTCTTCATCTAGAGTCCATAGGGATATAGGGTGCTCAGCAAATATTTTTGAAGCATATAGATTAGAAACGGTATATGACATTTTTACCTCTAATCTATTTTAGCATGCTGCTACTTGCTAATATCTACTATCTCGCACTCGCCCGCAACGCATGAAAGTTCTTGCGTTCCAGTGGTCCCATCTTCTTTTTCATATAAAGGTAACATTTCCCATTGAATATTTGAAGGAGATTTTTTTACCCATTCTTCATACTCATCTTTAGAAATTTCTTGATATGGGGCTTGCTTATAAGTATGCTCACTCGCTGGTAAGAAAGATATACCACCAATTGAATCAAAGTTATCAAAAACCCATGCACCTACTCTTAGCCATTCATCTTCGTGAACATTAACAGTAACGCTAGGGTTATGCTCTGTCCAATAAGTTCTATAAATCTTCCACATTTCTAGATGATCTATGGCTGTTAAATCTTTTGTTATTGTTGCATTCTTTGGAGCCTTTTGAGGAAAATAAAATACTGTTGTTTCATCAGGCTTCATTACATCTGGTTCATTTGGAATTCCTGAATCTTTTAAGAATTGAGTTAGTGGGTCATTATTAGATCCACGAACACTTCTAATATAATATTCTGAATACCAAGGATGAATTCCACTAGACACCCCGACCAATTGACTTACAGTGCCAGAAGGCTTAACACAAGTAATTGAAACAGAAGGATTAATGTTTAGTTTTTTTGCTTCGTTATCATTAATTCTTACTGATTCCAATCTCATGTCAGTCAATAACTGTTCTAATGCTTTTCCTGCAGTTGAAGTAATTTTGTTTCCATATATTCCTGTTAACGATACTCCAAGTAATCTTTCTTCTTCACAGTTATCTTTCCATGTTTTTCTAATATATTTAAAGTTAGTTAGAGTAGATTGCCATGTACCAAGAATTGTTGCTAACCTAACCTTTTCCATTAAATCTTCTCTTGTGTCTTCTGCAGAAATAACTACTTCTGTTAAATTACAAAATTCGTTTGGACGAAGAATAATTTCTCCACATGGGTTAGTTCCTGAAACTAAAGAAGCATCACGTCTTCCAAATGACTCTACGTGTTTTCTTACTGAATCCATATTGTAAATACCACGTTCTCCTGATTTAGATTCATATAGATTTCTCCATTCACGTAAAAATTGAGCAGTGTTTGGTTTTGTGTTATAAACAGCAGAGTTGTTTGCTAACGAGCGTTGTGCCTGAGTTTCCCACCAAGATCCACTTTTAGCCTTTGCCATTTCAAAGTCATCAAGATTGGAAAGCGAAATCAAAGCAGAACGGCGTACTCCACCGACTACAACAACTTCTCCAACCTTACACATTAAGTCATGTGCTTCAATTGGTTTTAATCTGCGACCTGCTGCGTTTTTAAATGTGTCAACTGTAAATGTAAATAGAGCACCTAGTGGTCCTGGACCAGAAGCACGACCACCAAAAGTTTTTAGTCTTGCACCTGCTGGTCTAACCTTTGACATATCCCATTCTGGAATTTGACCTTGTGACAATAATGCAATTAATTCTTTTAATGCTTTTGCCCAACCAAGTTTAGAATCTTCTACAACTATTGTTGTTGCTGTTTGATTAAATGATTCTGATATCACTGGAAGGCAGTCAACAAATTTAGACTCAACGCTAAAGCCAACCCCTGTTCCGTTCATCAATACATACATTGCTTCGTCAAATGCACGTAGGCTGTCTACTGCAATAAAAGAACAATTGTATGCTGCAATATGATCACGTTCTAACGCTGGTCCAGCAGTCATTAACGCTCTCATTGATGGCATGATTCTGTGATTTAAAATTGCATCGGTTACTTCGTCAAAAATTTTAGCATTTGGACTATAGCCATAATTTAGTACTAGATGGTCTTTCATAAAGTTAATATAACGTTCTACTGTTTCTACCCAGGTTTCTCTTCTATTCTTTTCTTCTATCCATCTTGCGTACCTTGAGATGTGTATAAAGTTCTTGTATGGATCGACTATGGATCCGTTTTCATTGATAAATGGCATTGATATTCTAACTCCTAGTTTTTTGATTTGTGAGATAATAGTATTCTACACTAGTTTATGAGAGAGGTCAATATATGTTATCTGTCCAGGAAGTAACCTTTTATAACGATTTGGTTGAAAAGAATGTTGCAGGTAAGATTAACTGTCCATTTGATACTGATGATGTTGTTGTTACTAAAGTTAACGATGAGGGTAAGGTATACTTTAAATGCTTAGGGTGCGACACCATATTTTATCCAGGGTTAAAGATAGAAAAAATAATTAAAGATACTATTGACAAATACAATCCAAATAGATAAAATTGAATGGGTGTTAGGGTGGGAATAGATTAAATATAATAATAATTAATAAATAATAATATTAAATATATTAAAGATATATACATATACACCAATAGCACATAATCTAATAAATGTCAAATATAACGAATATTTATAAAATAGTTGATTTTAGGGAATAAAAGGGTTATACTAGTAAGGTACCTAAAAATGGCTTCTTCAAGGAGGTAACTTATGAAGAAAGTATTATTAGCATTAATTGTATTTATTGTTATTGGAACTTATATAAATCGACTGGATACGTCATATATTTTATACCCCGCAGAACCGTTAGTGGTCGTCCCCGAAGGACAGACCACTTCAAGTGTTTTAGGGGCCGTACAGGCCGCCAGAGAGGCTTCTAGCACTACTGCAGCACGAACTAGGGCTAAGTTCGAAGATCCTAAATCAGACTTGGCAATTGCCGCTTATCAAGAGTACTTAAAAGACATTATTCCTGAAAGAGAAGAGTCTTGTTATTTTAATATTATTGATAAAGAAAGCAAATGGAATCCTCTTGCTCAAAATCCTAAATCAACAGCATTTGGTATTGGTCAATTTTTAAATAGTACTTGGGGATTAGTTGATTCTAAAAAGACTAAAAACCCTTATGATCAAATAGATGCAATGGTTGAATATGTCAAGGTTGTTTATGGTGATGGTTGTAGTGCTTGGGATTTTAGATACAAGCGTGGTTGGTATTAAAGGTCTCTAATTTCTCTATAGACTTTATCCCATTCAGGACCACGTTTTTCCATAGTATGAAATTCTTTTACTATTCTCATATTTTCTTGACGTTCTTTGTTTCTTAATTTTTGATTTGATAGTTCTTCTAAATGAGATAACCATTCATCTTCAGTATGTGCTATTCTTCCTACCCCAAATTCTTTATTAAGGTATGTATATTCTTCAAAGTCTGTAGATATCCAAGGAACTCCGGCAGCAGTATATTCAAGACCTTTAATAAATGATTTTGCTCTATTAAATTGAACACCGCTTAATGGAACAATACCAATGTCTATTCTGTTAAACATCTTTGTATAACTTAAAATTGGTTGCATACCTTCTGATGAATATAGTTTATGAGGAACCCCTAGTTGTTCTTCTACCGTTGGAGCATTTATAATATGACCTGAATGATGAAATCTCCATTGTTTCTTTTCTAAGTATTCTCCTATAAAAGGATTTAATGTTTGAAGATCGTTTGAACGCCAAGGTGTTGCTCCTACCCATCCAACTGTAGGGTATAGGCCTGACTTATCTTTTCTAAAATTAAAATATTGATTATCTACTCCATTACGAACCATATAAATAGGTTTATTAGGATATTCTTTTTTATAGTAATTATATAAAAATGGTGTAGAGGTAATTAAAGCATCTGCTAAATCCATACCTTTGAAGTAATGATCTCTATTGTTTTTAGGGTTAGTCTTAGGATCTGTGGCTATGTATGCCATGTTAGATGGCTCTAAGCCAGCATGATGATCATCTATATCTATTACTATTTTTTGACCTATTGATTGTGCTTGAGGAATTTGACTAACTATGCTTTCAAGCATCATTAATTTTAATACAACTATGTCCCAACCATGAACTGCTTTTTGATCTGGAATTAATAAACCATATCCGTGCTTAGGATCAAAACCAGGAAATCCCATTCCAGTTTCCCAACCAAACTTTTTTAACTCTGTCATTGGCAAATAACAACGATACCAAGCACAGCCATTTGGTTGTAGTGGATTTGTACCAAAAGACCAGTCGTATGTTAAAAATGCTATTGTTGGTTTTGACATTACATTCTTTCTATAAGAAAGGGGGCAGCGTTTTAAACTACCCCCTAATATTTAAGACTTACTTTTTCTTAGCAGCCTTTGGTGCAACTGCACCGATTCCAAATTTTGTATCTTTTGGATTAACTGCACGGATAACTACCCATGCTGCTGCTGCAACGGCTGAATTTAACAATGTGCCAATTGCATCACCAGTTAGTGATGTGATATCCATTCCTGAGTCAACAATTTGTGTGACTAAGGCAATTACGAAAGCGTTAAGAGCAGACTCTAATACTTTCTTGTTTAATAATGATTCCATTATTTGTCCTCCTTTAAGAACATTAGATAATTGTACCGCATATAGTTGAACCTTGTCAACTACCACTTGCCTATAGGGCAAGAAGCCTCTGGTATTCCTACTTTCATTGGCATTACACATCCACATAAGTTGCATTGTTTTGTAAGTTTGTACAAATGTTCACAAGACTTACACAAACTATATCTTTCTTCTGGATCAGTAGGTTTATCAGCCATTACTGTCTAATTCTTTAAATCTAGGCATTGCATTATATTCAAACTCTTTTATAGTTGACAAAATGTTAATGTAAGACTGAAGAAGACCTTGGCCAGGGGTAGAAGGATCGTATAAACCTTTTATTTCAATTTCTACATATTCTTTAATCTTATTAGCAACAAACTCTTTAATCTTATTTAATATTTCACTATCTTCATAGTATAGTTCTATCAAATGAGCATATTGGAATAAAAATACTACCTCGTTATCATCTGTTAATATAACAGGGCCTTGTTGAGAATTTAATATTTGATACATTTAATACCTTTCTTTCTTTTATTATACCGCTGATAGGGTAAAGTTGTCAAGTGATGTAGCCTGAGTGACTATAGCGTCTGACTTAGGTCCAAGCATTAGTCCATGTCTAGTACCCTTATTAGGTCCAGTGGCTGTGTATGATTGCGTCCAAGAACTTCCTGTATTATCGTCATTAGCATACGCTCTCAAAGTTATTGTGTTGTTAGAAGTAGAAACAGAAATATTTGCGGGTATCCAAGTATTATCATTTACTGTATATGTATTTACTACTGCTACACTTCCAGCAATTGAATTAATTAATTTTACCTTATGAGAATATGAATATGTTGTTGCCTCTGTTGCATTAATTCTTAATTCACAATTTGATCCATTTAAAGTACCACCACTTGGACAGGAATATCCATTAAATTGTTGAGATGATGTTGAATCAACATATCCAAAACTACTGTAACAAAATCCTCCAGCACCGGATGGTCTAAAGTATACAAATCTAGGATTTGCAGTATTACTTGGATATCTTGTACATTGTGTTGCTGGATTAGAAGTGTAAGTTCCAACTTGATTTGCAGTAACACACTTATTATAAACAGTAGTTTGCTGTCCAGTAACAACATTGTATTGAGCAAATGCAGTAAATGGACCACTACCTCCATTGCCGCAACCTTCTACTGTGGTATAACTTGCAGTAGCAGCATAGTCATAGTTACAAACACTTGTTCCCTGCCCACTTTGTAATGCTTTTCCGTTATAAGTAGAAGCACAAGTAAATGTTGTAGTTCCGGTTAAGACAGCATCGTTATATGCTGCCCACCAATTTGTTGCATCAACAATCCAAAATGCTATACCAGCACCATATTTTCCAGATGATTGAGATGTTCCTGTTGCATTTATATTTGCTCCAACTAGAACATTTTGAGTATTAAATTCAACATCTATCATTGGATAAGTAGATGCCGATGTTGATGTAGAAACTTTGTTGCTTACTATTGACCAACTTCCGTCAGTTTGAGTCCAAGCAACATCTGTGTCTGGAACATTTCCTAAACTTGCACTGTCTGCTCTATTAAAATTATCAGATATAGATGATGTATATACAGTTTGCCAAGTGCCATTAACTTTTGCAAATACTTGTTTTACGGTAGACCAAGTGTTTGATGTTTTTACAAATGGAGTTCCGTTAGACCAGGAGCCGTTAACTTTAGCGTTTATTGGCATTATGATCTCCTAGTATTTAACCCAGATATCACCATTATTGCCATCGCCAGACACAGGCGAGGATGTTGATACTGTTACATTTCTTACTCTTGAAGTTAATGCTTGAGATCCTTGCATTACAATCTCAGTAGCCTGTCCAGAAAATCTTCCAGCATAATCTATTAAAGATATTGTTGTTGAACTTGAATTTTTAAATTCTATTAAATTTGCACTTTGACTTGCAGCAGCAGTTATGCTAATTGGAATAACTGAAGCAGAAGATGGAAGCATGACATTTGATCCAGTTTTAGTTAATAGATTTGCAGTATTTGGTAAAGTGGTTAAAGTTGATTCTATGCTATCTAGTCTTGTTTCATGACCTTCAAAAGCACCAACAACTCCTAATGGAGATCCAGAAGATGGTGTCCAGTTTGACACCCCAAAATGATAGGCACGAAACGCCTCAGTAACATCTGCTGTGTCACTTAAATCGGGAACAAGGGAATCAAACTTAGACTCAACGCTTCCAGTTGAACCTGTAAGTTCTCTTAAACTTCTTGCCATTTCTTACCTCCTATCCATTTGTAGTAGTTGTAGAAGCACCGGAATTATCTTGGTATGCTGTTGTAGCAGCAACACCAACAAAATTTCCAAACGCTCTCATTCCACTACATGTATTTGTTATTTGAATTCCATACAAGGCTACATTTGAATTTTCTTTAAATCCTCTATTTCCAATTATTGAAGTATTTGTTGTAGAATCACTTACATATATAAATCTATGAGTATTGTTTGTAGCCTGAGAAACATCTTTTATAACATTATTAGATACCATTAAAGAAGAACTGTTTGTTCTTATATCAATACCGTCATTTCCTATATTTTCTATCCTGTTACCATTTATAGTTCCATCTACTACTGTTGTAAAGGCTATTGCGTCTACCCCAAAATTTTTAACATGATTGTCATTTACAGTAACTCCATCATAATTTACTACATATATACCCATATGTCCAGATGTGGATCCAGCACCTTCTACTTGATTTCCAGTAATAATTAAATTCTTACATTGTTGAGCACTTGTTATTCTATCAGCCTGATCAAAACCAGCACCAATGCCAGCAAAACAATTTTTAATTATATTATTTGAAATTATTGTGTCATCATATGCAACATCTAGTCTTACAGCATACTCTGTCATTGAATCAAAAGTATTTCCAATTATCTTTACATTCGTATGTTTATATCCTGATGTATAAGAATGGGATCCTACACCTGTTGGCCAAGATGTTGTTCCAGCAGTTCCAGAGGGTCCAAAATAACAATTTTCAACTACAACATCGGTAGATGGAGTATTATCGTAAGAACCAAAAGCACCAAATACTCCAGAACTTTTTGCTAAATCTATTTGTACTGCTTCTGAATATGCTCTACTTCCAGTATCTTTATAACCAACAAATCTGCAATTTGATATTCTTACATTTTTACTTGAGTTAATTTCAATAGCGTGGTATCCACCAACATTTGATACTGTTAAATCTTGAATAATTATGTTTGATCCATGTCCAATACTTATACCCATTGCTGGAGTTGATGGAAAAGCAGTTCCTCTGCATTCCCAAATTCCACCAATAATCTTAATATCAGTTTGTCCAGCATATCCGCTATAACTTGCTCCACCAGCACCATTTATAATCATATTTGAATTATGGTTTCTAAACATAACTGTTTTTTGTGATAAAAGTAAAGTTGTTCCTGTATAAATTTCTAATCTACTTCCTAAATTATAAGTACCAGTAGGAATATATACAGTTCCACCTCCTGCATCTCTTGCAGCATTTAATGCATTTTGAATTTTAGTTGCAGAATCTCCTTCTCCAGCAGATACTCCATAATCTCTAACTACATCATAAAAATTACTTGCTTTCTGATTTACAGATGCAGAACTAGCACCTAGATCTTCATATGTAACTCCATTATTTGTAAATTGCCACTTGTCAGATCCTTCATTCCAAACAATAGAAACATTATTTGAAGAACCTCTTTCTATCTCAATTCCAGCATTAATACTTGGAGCACCAGTTGCTGAATGATTTAATGTTAAAAAGTTATCTTCTATAAATAATTCTGTTGTATTTATTGTAAACGCAGATCCAGATACTAATAGATTTCCGTCTACCGTCATATTTCCAACTACGCTTGCAGATCCTAATACGTTTGTATTTCCTGGAATAATTAAGTTTTCAGGTAAAGATATTGATGCTGAGTTATTATTTGTTATTACGCCTATTTGATTTTCTGTGCCAAATATTGAATATAGTCCATCATTAGTTAAAGTTATATATCCATTTCCATCATTATAAGAAGCAGTTATTCCATTATGACTACCAGAAAAAGAACTTGATATTTCATCTTGAATTTGTTCTTGTGTGTAGTTTATTATTTTTACCCAGGCATTATTATGAGAATAATACATTGATGCTGTACCGCTTACATATGCCCATTTTCCAGTATTTGATGAGGCTGATGGCAATGCACCTTCATTGGCATAAGTAGTTACTGAAACATTATTATAATCAATACCAGTTACTGCTATGCTCAAAGCATTTCCTGCATCATTGTAAACAACGGAAGCACCAGTGTGTGTACCGGCAGCAAATAAAGTAGCAATAGTATCTTGAACTTGTTCTGTAGTTAGTACGTTATCTGATGCAAACAAAAGTCTATTATTAGCATCATCATAGGTTACTGTAAATCCTGTGTGGTATGCGTGATTAAATAAAGGTACTGCAGCGTCTTGAACTTGCTCTGTAGATATTGGAACTGTGTCTCCTGGAATACCTTGTTGACCTTGCGATCCAGTTTGTCCTTGTGGTATTGTAAAGTTTAATATTGCATTGCTTAAAGATCCAACGTTAGATACTGCTGCTGGAGTTCCTGCTGCTACTGTAGAAACAGTTCCGATTTGAATAGTTCCAGAGTTTCCTTGTGATCCAATATCAACAGATAATTCAATTTGATCGGGAGGACCAAAGATTGTTAGATTATCATCATCGTAGATTACGTCTACTACAGCCATTAGACCCTACCAGTTATATCATCTGTTACTGCTAAACTTCCAGTTAGCAAAGTGTAAATAGACGAAGCCCCGCCACCTAGATTCTTTCTAATTTCTACGTCATAAACATAAGTTCCTGATGCGGCTAATCCACCACCAGTTGTTGGATCAATGGATACAGCAATAGTTCCAGCATTTGAATCAACAGTAACTGCTTTTTGAGCAATTCTAGTTCCTGTTGTTCCACGTGCTGTTGATACTGTAAATAATCCTGAAAAGTTTACTAAATCAAATGCTACACCGTTTGCATTTTTTGGGCTAATTACAAATTCGTATGAATCCCCACGGTAGTAGGTTATATTATATGTTGATGGAAATGCCATTATTAATCACCCTTTTTATTATATCACTAAGCACTTATTTCTACCCCTGAAAAATGAAAGGCACAAGATGTTCCAGTAAAACTTACTTGCTGACTTGCTGGTACAACTTGTTTCATATCTAAAATTACTGTGTCATTGGCTGGAATAATAGCGGAGGTAGTAATAGAAACTCCATTAATACTAATAGAATAAGTTTGTTGGGAACCACTTGTATTAGAAATTACAATACTATTAATAAGAATTTTATTAGTAGGAGTAAAATTACCAGCAGTGCTTCTATAAAATACTTGTAATTCAGTAGCCATTGTTCACCTTATTTAAATTATAGCATTTATACATAATATCTGATTACACATAATCCTGGCCCACCGCTACCACCAGAACTTCCATTGCTACCACCATTTCCACCTATTCCATAATTGCCACCACTTTGTGCTCCACCACGACCATTTCCACCTGTTCCTAAATTAGAATATCCCCAGATAGTAACTCCAGCACCTCCATCGTAACCATTTCCAGGATTTACCATACTTCCTCCTCCACCACCAGGATCTGACACTCCATTAGTTGATGGAGCACCTCCCTTACCCCAAGCACCATAGTTTAAATTGTCTCCAAATGCAGCAGTAGTTGATGTTTGACTAGATCCAGAACCACCTTGAGTAGCAGACCAAATTCCTCTGCCTCCACAAGGATGACCACCACCACCACCACCTGGTGCTACTATTGAAAATGCAGGAAAACTATTTACATAATCAGGAGTATAAGAATTTAGTGGTGCAAAAACAGTTGGTCTTCCAGCGTGTCCCCATAAATATTCACATCCACCACTTCCGTATCCATAATTATCACCACGACCTATAACAATTCTGTATTGATTAAAATTTGCAACATATACTTTTCCATAAACTATTCCTCCACCACCTGCACCGCCGCCATGTCTATTTCCATTTGATGTTGATCCACCTCCACCTCCGCCACCTTGCCCAACTAATAATATTTCTATGTAACTAACATGATTAGGTCTTGTCCAAGTTCCATCTGAAGTAAAAACAGTTTCTACATATTTTTGTCCTGCATTAACATTATTATATTCATAGGCCTGAAAGCCAAATCGGGGGTTAGTTGTAAAAATACTTCTATTATTTGCTCTATATACTGCCATAGTTTAATTATACTTCATTAAGAAATGGGGGATATATTTTTAAATACCCCCCAATAATATTATTCGGAAACTACTACTTCTTCCCATTCACCTTTGTTATCGTT